TGTAATCAGCGTCATAGTATGGTCCTTCTGGAGGATTTGGAGCTGTAGGCTGGAACGGATCGCGAAGCGAACCATTGGCATAACCTGCACCCTTCTCCACTTCTGGAGTTACCCAGGATAGCCATCCCTCAGGCGGAATGTCTGTTTCTAGACCAAGTACTTGACCAACAATTTCATACTCTCTATCAACTTCTGGATCCCACTTAACAAATTTACCAAAAGGACCAGCCTTGACAAAGTCGCCCTCTTTGAGCATAGTAGAGTATCCATAGTCAGCTACTCTATTAGTTGCGCAGCCCCAGTAGAACTTAAGAGCGGACTTTGCTACATTTGGATTAACATTTGTCCTAAAGTCGGGTTTTCCATCAGTGTCATTTACTACAACGGAGTAGTCTCCGCTAACACCGATATTTTCGTAAACGTCTGCAGGATTGGGGATATAAGGAACTTCAATATATTCCCGAGTCATCAAGCCTGGAACGAAGTCATCAGCCTCGAAGACATCATGTATTGTATTTCCCTGCTCGTCGAATCTTTTCATGAAGTTGTATGGAGCAACACCCGCAGAGAACTTTCCATGACCAGCAAAGGTTAGTACTGGCTTATAGTGCAGAGTCCTAAAGTCTTTAACGGGAGCTCCCACCGATACGATTGTTCCCTTAGGAATAACAACATGGGAACGTGGCCACCCTGCATAGTGATATTCAAACAGTCCCTTTAGTGCAGGGTCGATAATCCAGCGTTCTGCTGGAGAATCTCCAGGGGACTTGACTAGAGTAGCATGAGATCTAGAATTTGGAATAATGCGGCTACCTTCAAATTGTGGCATTTATTTTTTCCTCCTTTATAATTCTTTCTTTCCTTTAAATAAATTGCTGAAAATGTCTTCTGCTGAAAGAGTTCTCTTTCGGGTTTCACTAGCGCTATTATCTTCTGACTCTATTACGTTGTTTTCAGAGTTATTAGCTAGGCCAGGATTATTCACTAGTTGTTTTTCCCTAGTAGTCTCTTTGTTTTCGGCATTTTCTCTCATTAGGTCTGCTAAGGAATCATTTAGAGAATCCTCGCTCCTAGACATTAGAATGTCCTTTTCTTCTTCAATTTTGGACTCATCTATTCTGCCCATCTTGATCTTAAGTCCAACAATTTTTTCGATTAAAGATTCTCTAATTTTCTTTTGAAGTTCAGTGTTCTTGTCAATCAGTTCTTTGTTTTCTTGTCTGAGCCTATTAACTTCTTCTTGTAGAGGATTCTCCTCTTCTTGCTCAGATGCTTCATTACTTTCTTCGTTGATAAGACCAGCAGCCTTAAGGGCAGAAAGTATAGATTCAAGAGCTTCGTCTTTTTTATCGACGCTCTCTTCGTTTTCCTCAGAGCTGTCATTATCCTTGTTCTCAGTTTCTTCATTTTCTGAAGATTGAGGCTCAGGATTTTCACTGACATTTTCTTGAGTTTCATTGTCTTTATCTAAGTTTTCTAGGCTTGTAGTATCCAAGTCCTTGTCTTTGTTTTCCAAGGTGTCCGACTCCTCTCCTTCAGAGTTTTCATNTTCTGTTAATAAAATAATAGACTTAGAATTCTCATCAATAATATATATCTCATCTTCAAACTCTTTCGNCTTGCTAGATGTTCCCCCAAAGGAGACCACTCTTGCGTCGTCGTCTGCTGGTTTGTTTACAAAGCTTAGCTCTGAAAACCAAATGTTTCCAACAANATAGCGACATTCAACACCATCGTATACCTGTCCCTTCCAGTGCCTACAGTCGGAGTCGTCAGATAGTTTGTTAGACCCACAAATATTGCAGAATAGAGAATCTGTTTCCGCTCCTATAGATACGGTTAAAAACCTTCCGTCTCTAATTTTTTCTATTGCTTCGGGATTTCCAATCTCTGCAGAAACTTCGATTCCAGGAAGGCCCGAGGGAAGTGTTTTTTCTACAAACTTAGCGTCAACAATTCTACCTAGTGGGTCAGAGTGTGGGTCGTGATGAGTAAGTATAGGTTTGGGATATGGCCTCGTCCATGAGTATTGACCAGTAGGACGAANCACACCGTNNACAGTGAACTCTGGATTTCCCCTGAGTCTCTCTGATGTATATTCAATTTTATTCTTTGTCGTTTTTGCATGGATAGCTTGTATCTTGACGACAAACTTTTTAGGATTTCCGTTTCTAGCTTCTTCTATGGCTTCCTTAAAATCTATACCATCAGTTAAAAACTCAGCAGATACAGATTCCTCTAACCTTAAGAGCTTCATTTTGCATCTCCTCCATTCTTTTTAATTTTTACTTCGCACCAGCAATTTGTGTGCCAGGGTGGAATTTTTTTATAAAAATCACCTTTCAAGGAGATGCTATTTCTTGACATTTCTTTGCATACCTTACACGCATTCTTGGGCGGGGAGGCAAAAACCTCGATTGCCCCAAGGGATTTTGCTGCCAGTGCATAACTATAATTATGGGCTAACATGAGTCTTGTTCTTGTAATCGAGTATATTCTATGCTTCATTACATCAAACCTACTTGAGACTTTTTCAGTTGGATCTTTTGAACTTAAGTCTTCAGAGACATAACTGGAAAGGTCTGACATTAGCCTATCTATATCCTTGGCCATATCTTTTATCAAGAGAGAAATTGAACCATGATCAATTTCTGGATCTCTAGAAACACCAGCGTCGATCTTAGCTCTAGCAATCCCCTCTCTTATAACTAATTCCAGGTAGGAAACTGAGGACTTAATCATGGCATCCCTTGTAAGACTAAATACCATAGGGATTTGTGCCTCTAGTCCCTTGTTTGTATTTAGAAGCTTTATTATGCTCAATGTGTCTTCTCGAAGCTTTTCATATGAGGCTTCAAGAATATTGCTAAGACTCTTTATATAAGAAACGTACCCAGTTTTTTCTGAGTAGGATTCTTCTGAGTTGTAACTAGATGAAGTCCTCTTTGGGCTTGTTTTTTTGCCATATTGATTTTCTGGCTTCATCTTATTGTTTGTATCCTTAGAGCCTGGATCATCAGATGAGGTTTCCTTAGACGAGGCTTGAACTAGCTGAACTCGGTGTAAGTACATATCTTTCTCGTCTTCGACTTCTGGCTCATATCCAATTCTATTTCTAAATTCTTTAAATGTAATTCCATTGTGCTCATATAGATACATTGCTTGGTTTTCTAGTTTGATTTGTTCGTCAATGGCAATTTCAATGAACTTAAAGTCAACATCGTCTTCCTCGTTCATTATTGGATCGTATCCGCCCTCAAGGAGTAGCTCGTTGATTATATGGCTATCAATTGCTGATGCAATCACTCTTTGAAAAGCCTTGACTCTATCATGCATTTCGGATGTAAGATTATCTGCGGTGGCCCTATTAGAGGAGGAACCTCTTCCAAAAACTGTTTCTGGAACGCCTAGGCCAGTAAAGGCTCTCTGTTCAAAATATTTGAGGGCCCATTCGGCGTTAATAGCTTCTCCTTGAGCTCCGACAACCTCTACATCGTAACGTTCTGGCAAAACTAGAGTACCATCTGTCTGCATGTTGTTGATTTCTTCTTTTACATATTCAACTTCTTCAGGTGTTGACTCGTAACCTTCTTTGTCTAAGCCAACTCTAAATTTATAGAGTGGATGTAGATACTTGTGAAGAAGCCTGTTTACATTATCTTCAATTTCCCTAAGAAGTCTTATATCTGGAAGAACAGGCAATACATATGGAGTTCCAAAGGCGAAGCCTCTTCTTTTCTTCCATGTGATATGTATAACATCAGAAGGTTTGAATCTTATCGCCTTATCGTTTCCTCGAATTTCTTGTTCGTAGCCAGTTACTGTTCCAAATTTATCCCTTGCTATCTTGATAGTTTCGGGAGGAAGCACAAAGTATCCGACAATTGGCTTATTATCTCCTATGGGCTTAACCTGAACTCCCGATGGGAACTTATACCATTCTGGCATCCTAGCCTTTACGATAAAAACATTACCAAGTTTTATAAGATCTTCTGAAATTTGATTAAAAAATTCTTCTGTTGGGGTTTGTGTAGCTTCGGCTATTAGAGCCAATCTTGTTTTAATATACTTCCTAGCCTCTTCGTTAGAACTAACAAGTTCCCATCCCGCCTTAAACACAAGGTCTGTGTACTTATCAATAGCCTGCTTGATATAAGAGTCTGTATCATACGCAGCAATGATGTCATTAAGGTCAAAATCAGGAGGCTCGAAGTTTTGCCTTCCGCTTCCTCTAGAGGAAGACTTGATAAACGCCAGCCCTACTCTTTTTATAATAGAGTCTACGGGATTTCGATTAGAGCCAGAAGGTGAGTTTTTTAACGGAAAGTAATTGTCGATTAGCCCTAGTGCCTCCGTAATAAGTGACATACTAGACACCTCTCTTAAGTGTGAACATTAATGGACTTTCTGCTTCCGCTAAATTCTAAAAGCAAGGTTCCAGGAAGTGATGGAGCTAACAGTTGCATTTCTGGATATCCTCCAAAATATTGAAGAAATGATCCTGCGGCAACATAAACCCTTCTTTTCTGAACTAAATGTCCATCTTCAATTTCAAAGATTGCATCTGATACCGAGAAGTTATCATGTATATGACCAGAGATATAAAGATCTGCTATGGCAACTTGATTTAATCTCATTGCAGAATTTACCTTTGATCCCTTGGTTCTTCCTCCTCCAGTGCCATGATGTATGAAGATTTTATATTCTATTCCATTAATATTCAGCAGAATAAAGCCTTGATATCCAAGGTATGGAATCTCTAGGTTGTGTGAAATTTCCTCCATAGGATTCCACCCATTAAGGTATGCAGGGCGAAGTTCGTGATTACCAGTGATTGCACCTAAAATCTTTCCTTTNTTNGCAAGAGATTTAAGCNCCTTTANTACAAATCTCATTTGATCAGTTAGGTGCATTTCTTCTTCGAAAATTCCAAGCCCTACAGACTGCCTTGTGGCAGACTCTAGTAGATCTCCTCCTAGAACAGTATAGCAGTTTGGTGTTTTGTCGATAAACTCAACTGTTTTTAGAAAGAGCTCCTTAAAGCAAGACTTTGCTCCGACATGTACATCGTACAGTGGAACCATAAAAGCCCTATCTTCTTCGGCAAAGACTTCCTTAATTATAATGTCTTTTTCCTTGACTTTTTCTTTCATTGTTTGTTGCAAGGAGAAAAACTTATCTATACTTCCTGATGGGCTATAGTAATTTTCTCTACCTATGTCACTTAGAAATTCTTGTATATTNTCATCAATTAACCTTGGTCTTTGCAATATACTTTATCCCCCTTACCTAGTACTTAGAAAGNACTGAGGTTACCTTTGTGAATGTTTCTGACTCTTGATCCCACCTGAGGTCCCATTCATTCTCGGATATAAGATTTGTTATCCATTTATCCAAGACAAACTCTTGAACATTNGGAATTTGCTTTATAGANTCTAGAGATTTAATTGTCTCGTTTAAGACCAGATTCAAATCATATACCCACTTCTTGTCTTCTAGAAGATCTAAGAAAGCTATGCCGTTTTTGTTCTGACCTTCGGATATTCTATAAAAGTCGGTGATTATAGTTCTAAACTGTATTTCGATTTGTTCTATAGAGTTGAGCAAGATGTTTGCCAATTTGTTTACAGGAAGAAAATCAATATCAGGATCTGATAGGCGAAGATCTTCCAGCCAATTAAAAATTGGCTTTGACATGCTTATCCTTAAATCAGAAACAAGTCTCAATAGCGTTGGAATCATACTAGAGACGATGCTTTCTGCGGCGGATGATATTATATCAGATAGAGATATGGTCTTTATCGATACGCCAATAGCAAACATTTTTAAAGCTTCCTGCATTGTTTTGCAAAAATCTATAGACTCTTGAACCAATGCTCTAAAATCTTCCTGATTGAATGTGTCTCCTTGTAAGCGAACAATCTTTTTTATCATGTATCCAAGAAGACCATGGAACGAGTCGGAGACTGTTGCCATCATTAAATTAATTGTTCTTTCCGACAAGGAAGAAGAGGATGCTGCTCTTTGATAGTATGCTCTTGTAGTTGAAGCTAAGGGATTGAGGTTGTACTCTCTTTCCTCTTCCAATAAAGCATTGTGCTTCTTCTTAAGATCTCTAAATTCTCTATGAACATCTGGATCTCGAGAAATTTCAACCTCAGAGGATAATTCCTGGAGTCTTTTTTCAGCTTCTTTCTTTTCTTTGTCTATCTGAATCCATCTCTTTGTAAATTCCTTTTCTTTTTCTTGAATTTCCTGGAGAGACATCTTCTTTATAGGATTTAACTTTGGAAGATCCAATCTGCTATCACTTGTAGAAAAAATAAGGCTAGATTTAGGATCTAGGAGGCTGGCGACATAAGTGCTAACTGAATTTCCAACGGCGGAAATTTCCTTTTTCTCAGAGTACATTCTCCTGTACAAAAGAGCTTCTATTCTTCCATTAATGTTGCTATGATATCTTTCGTATGCAGAAATTACAGATCTTGACTCGGGTGTAACCTCGCTAGAAGATACTGCCCTCTTAAAGTCTTGAAATGAGATGGAGTTCGAGCCGCAGAATGACTTAATATGACTCAGGGATTCTGGAGAAACATCTTCTTCTAGGATACTTACTACATTATTCTTTAGCCTTTCTTCAATTAAAGCAATAGTCTTGTCAATGAGATCCTCTGCTGTATTGACCTCCACTAGGCAAGCTGATGGAGAGAATTCTGCAAAGCTTATAATATCCTCTGATGGAAAATACTCTTCTGGAGCTGACATCACATCTGAATGGACATATTCATTTATATATTGAAGTAGTGGCTTATAGGAGATAAGTCTTCTTTCAACTTGGGTATCAATACCTCTACCACCATACAGACTCATTCAATCACCTCTTGATGTTTTGGAGAAAAGCTGCGGAAGGGGGACAACCGCAGCCTTCTCATTCTTGGAGGATTGTTTTTTTGCTACAGATGGTAGCAATGGGGATTTTGGATTGAGAAAGGGGGTGAGGATTTATATATACGATGACTTAACATCGTACATATCAAACTAAAATTTCGGCCTTGAAAAAGGTTTTTTCTGGCCTCTCCCTCGGGGAGCGATTGTTCCTCTCATAAAGGAACCTCCACGCCTGTCTCTCTTTGATTTTCTAAGGTCGTCTACTTTATTCCAAGTTTGTGAGTTGTTTTCTCTCATTCTGCTGGTCATAAAGTATTCTTTCTCTTCCTGATCCGACCTATTTTTTTCTCCGAAGGAGGCTTCTGGTCTTGGGATAGCAGACGCCAATGCCATGGACCGATTTGGCTCAAACTTTTGTACAATCTTTGCCAATTCGGGAAACTCTAGTGTCATAGCCAAAACAGAAAGCATCAGAGCATCTAAAGCGTGCTCATTAACACTAGTGTAGGTGGGTTTTCCATCTACAGAAACTTTTACCACCTGATAGTTCTCCATCTGTCTCCAAAGAACCTTATCATTTTCATTAAGAATGATTCTATCCCGTTCAAGGAGGATGTTTGTCTGACTAACCATGAAGGGCTTAACGTCCTTCTTAACTACTTCCCCTGTCCCAGGATCCCTGAGGTCAATCTTGCTCCCAAAGTGAATTCCCTTGGCTATCTTATCAAGTCCAAACTCTGGAGCTGTAGGATCTTTACACTCTTTTCCCTTTTTATGAAGAATTTCTAATTGGTATTC